ACGGAATTCAAGGAATTGACCAACCATTCCGTTGGATATGCCAACGATGACCGTTTTTCAACGCCTTTGCCTTGAAACAATCTTTTTATGCTAAACTGCATGGGGCGAATTTATTATTTTGTGAATTAACATTTGCAACATTATCTATTTGTTTTCAGCCAACGCGACAACATTGACCGAAAAACGGTGTACGAACTAAATCGCGGCCGGTCAAAAATGGCCTTGTGTCTTTCTTCGATTGCTTCATAACAATCTTTGTATGACTTAAAATTTGGTAACTCACGATAGTATTCATTCATGAATTCGTCAATGTAGGTCAACCATGCATCGGATTTCATTGTCGTTCAATTTTTTACAAAGTTACAAACCAAAAATCGGAATTGTTTTCTTTTGATGCGGATTGCATTGCCGTTCCTAATGCCATGACAATGGAAACCGGGCCATCCACTTTGTCACCTGATTTGCCTTTGTCAATTTTAATGTTGCCGGCCGGATCGGTGCGCAACAAAATATTTGACATCATCCATCGCGTGACCGGATTCCCGGCATGACGCAATTTCCCATCCTTAACCAATCTTTCCAATTCCTTTGTTGGCGTTGACATACTTACAAAACCTTGACCAAATGGAAACATGGTCAAACCTTCGTTTTGCAATTCAATTACCAGCTGCGAAGCGTTAAAACGGTCAAATGCCACATCCTTAATGTCGAATTTTGTGGCAAGTTCACAAATTTTGGCTTTTATGAATCCGTAATCCGTGACATTCCCATCGGTTGCAATGATGTGACCTTTGGCCACCCATTCGCGAATTGCTTGCCCGGCCGCGTCATTTCTTTTTTTGACCGCTTCTTCGGGTAAAAAATACCATGTTCGCACCGCGTGATTGTGCGGAAAATACAAAGTGAATGCGCAAAAATCACCAGTTGATGCCAAATCCAATCCACCAAAACATTGTTCACCTTCTAATTCGTCATCGCCATCGCATTGTTTCCAAATGTTGTCTGAAATCCATGTTTGTTCCGTGTCGGTCCATACATTCAACAACTTTGTTTTGAACTCAACTTCTTTCGATGTGTATTCTTTGGCTTCGGTCAACGCTTGCTGCAATTTGCGCGGGTAAACCGAAACGCCCCAATTGGGATTCGCTTTTGCCCATACTTTTTCATCCATCCAATCATCGCCATCATCCAATGTGTAAATCACCGAAAACAATGCATCATCTTTGATTGCCCCGTTCAACACATTGACGCAATACCCCCGGTGGCGATAACACGCCGATTCACGATTGAACCCGGCCGTTGTGATGGTGAACAGTAATGGTTGACGGCGCGCGCCCATACTGTTGAAAATAACATTGTACAATTCATCGTTTGGATGCGCATGATATTCGTCAATCACCGCCATGTGGGTGTTCAATCCATCTTGTTTGTTTGGATTCCACTCTAATGGTTTATACAAATTTTGTTCGTGGATGATTCTGCGGTTGTTAACTGAATTATTGACAACAACTGCATCCTTCAACCATTCCGTGTTTTGGGCCATCCTTACGGATTCGCCAAATACCATCATGGCTTGGTCCAATTTTGTCGCCGCTGAATAAATCTGCGCGCCGGCTTCATCATCAGCAATCAGGCCATAAAGCATCACGGCCGATGAAAATGTCGATTTGCCGTTTTTGCGCGGAACTTCAACATAGGCGCGCGAAAATCTACGCGAACCATCCGGATTCAAAAATCCAAAAAGATTCCAAATGATGAACGCTTGCCATCCTTCCAACAAAAATTTGCGTCCGGCATGCTCGCCGGTGGTGTGTTCCAATTCTTCAATAAAATTAATGGCATGTTGCGCAAATGCCGCGTTAAATTGAAAACGCGATAAATCATCAATATATCGTTGACATGCGTGTTTCACCAATTCACATGCGTGAATTTTGCCATCAATCACATTCAACGCATATTGATGCGCCTTTGTGTTTTCAATTCCGGTTTTCAAGGAATTTCAAATTGTCTTTGGCAATTGATTCGTTGCGATAAACAAACGGCAATTCGAACTGATCCATGTCAATGAACGAACCATCGCGGTGGATTGGTTTATATCCTTCGCCATCGTGGCGTTCAATTTGCCAACAATTCCCATTCCCAACAATTCGGAATTTTGGAACAACCAGTTGTTGCTCGATTTCAAATGCGGGTTTGTGTTTTATCTTTTTCATGCTGATTTTGATTTGAGTAATTCTAATTTTGAAACCGGCTTTTGATTTGTGTTTGGAATGCGCGCGCGCGCTGATGGGGTCACGCCAATCAATTGCCCTAATTGCATCGCTTGTTTCACGCAATTTTGTTTTGTTGTAAACCACGGGTTGACCTTTGGGCCTTGGTTGGTTTCAATCACCATCCCTTGTTGTTCGCATTTTTCAACGGCAACATAATAATTGGCCACCGCTTCGGAATACATCGCGATGATTCCCAAATCCACGCCAACCAACATGTTGATTTTTTTCAGTTCAAAACACATTTCGTCAAAAATCTTTTTGGCGCGTGGCGTTTTGAATTCAATTTCCGGGGTTGGTTCTTCTTTGGTTGTTGTCATGGTCATTTCATTTTCAAGAATTCGGCACTTTTGCGCCGTTCCTTTTAATTTTTTGACTTCGGTTGGCACTTTGGGTCGTCCTCTCATTTTTGTTGTCTTAAATCGCCTTAAAATCGTTTTAATTCTAATTTTGCACGGGTGTGGAAAAGAATGACCCAGCGGTTAACCGTGCATCCGTGTGGGAATCAAAGGGGGGTATGGGGTCAACATACCGCCAACATGTGGTGTTCTTGGTGCGCCCACTAATGACATGTTTCGTCTTTGATAGCGACCAACCCAAATGTTTGCTCAACTCATACACGCTTCGCAATCTCATTCCAGAATCTAAATTAATAACCGCCCTTCTTGGTATCCTTCCAACATTAACCGCGTGATCCGTGTTCATTTGTTTATTGCACCATTCAAGATTGGAAACAAAATTATTTTGTCGATTGCTATCAATGTGATTGACACATCCATAGTCGTTTGGATTTTCAATAAAATATTTCGCAACTAAACGATGAACAGTTGATTTCATTGTGATGTTATTGTGTTTTGTTCTAAAAAGCAAATAACCTTTATCATTCAATGATGGTTTCATAATCTTTTGCGTTTTTATCTTTCTGATTCTACCATGATTGCTGATTTCAAAACTTTGATGTTCTTGAATTAATTTCCATTCTTCCATTTTGCAAATATACATGAACCGGTTCATAATACAATTACAATCGTGATTCCTTTCCTGACTTCACCGCGTGACATGAATTGCACAATGGTTGCAAATTGTCGACATCATGGAACGATCCGCCCAATCGAACGGGCTGAATATGGTCAACCATTTGCGCAACATTGATGACACCATTGTCACGACATTGCCGGCACAAAGGTTCGTCACGCAATACCGATTGACGCAACGCGCGCCATGCGGTTGTGTGATACCGTGGTTCACGATGACGATGAGCCGTGTGAACTTCTTTGTTCTGAATCTTCTTTGATGGAAATGTCGGCATGATGCAAAGTTATATTAAAATTTTTGTAAACAATTACAACATCTCATTGTCAACGCGTGCGATGGCTTTGAATATCTCCAACGCAACTTGTGGAACGATGGCATTGCCGTAACCTTTTATTGATTCTGCTCTCCACTTTGGAAAGGTGATTCCGTCCAATTCACGGGAAAGCCCATCATTTCTGCCACAAATCGGGGATTGAGATGGGAACTTTTCAAAGTTTCCTCCATATAATTTACTGCATCTTTCAAACTGTTTGTCATTGGATTGTGATTTTGTCTTGGAGCATTCCCACTCCTCACTGCATTCTTGTCCGATGCCGTTGGTGTTGGTAACATTCCTGTTTTTACTATTTCCCTCATTGATGCTCCAAATTTCATCCCGTCTTTGTTTCTCACAAATGCAAACCCTTTGCTTTTCGTTTTGATTATTTCCCCAGTTTCCAATTTGTTGTTGAAATCCCTGCTGTCGCTTACTGTTATTGTAGGCAATAAACCAACATCTATCTCTTCGGTGCGGTGCGTTTTTGGCTGCAGCTGGAATAATAAACGGCTGAACTTCGTACCCTTCATTTTCCAAGTCAAGGCACACCTGCTCGAATACCAATCCCCCATCAATATTCGTGATACCAAAAACATTTTCTGCGATGACATATTTGGGTTTAATCTCTTGTATTGCTCTAAGCATCTCGCCCCACAAATAGCGTTCATCATCTGTGCCTTTTCTTTTCCCGGCAAGGCTGAAGGGTTGGCATGGGAATCCGCCGGTGAGAATGTCAATTGTGTTTGCATATTTTGTGAAATCTGTTTTTGTTATGTCTTCAAATGATTCGGCCATCGGCCAATAATGTTTCAATACTTTTTGCCCAAACGGATTCCATTCACAATGGAAAACATTTTCCCATCCCATCCATTCGGATGCAAGGTCAAACCCGCCTATTCCGCTAAATAACGATCCGTGTTTCATGTTACAATTTCCGTGTACCTGGTTAACTTGCCATCGAATGTTGCGTCAATCACGCCTGATTCCCCGTGCCTATTCTTTGCGATAATTAATTCCGATTGCTCAATGGGCGGTTGTTGTTTGTCATAATAGGCCGGACGGAATGGGAACAACACAACATCCGCATCTTGTTCGATTGCACCTGATTCCCTCAAATCAGATAACAACGGGCGTTTGTCGGCGCGTTCCTCGGGTTTGCGTGATAACTGCGCTAATATCATCACAGTGCATTTCAATTCTTTTGCCAATAACTTCAACCCGCGTGATATTTCTGCGATTTCTTGTTCGCGTGAATGGCTTTTGTTTACTCGGATTAACTGAATGTAATCGATGATTATCAAATCCAATCCGTGCTTTGCCTTATGCAATTTACATTTGCCGCGGATCATCTGCAATGATGTGTCGGGGTCATCATCAATGTGGAATGTCATCGGTGGTGTATTCAGGAATTGTTGAACATTGTCAATTTCTTCTTTGTACAATGAATGATTGCGAATGCGTCCATTTGGTATTTCACCAATGAGTGATACATAGCGTTTGGCCAATTGTTCGTTTGACATCTCCAATGATAGGAACAATGCGCGGCCATTAC